CTCCTGGGTACTCTACAGATAGCCCTAAGATATTCTTACAAATACCTTAGAAAGGAATTATGAAATCCCTTGAGTGTTTAACACCACTCATCCTTATCGCTAAGGACTTGATTCCGTAGAGACGGCGCATGAAGCGTTTTAGTAAGTTTATAGTCCTAACTCATTGTTAATGAGTATCAGACTAATTTGCCATAGGCGAAGAAAGACACCTCTTTTAGAGGGGATTAGGGACTTTGATCCTTTACTCCACTTTTTGTCTTCCAAAACTTGCACGACTATCTATAAATAAACAAACAATAGATATCTTAATCGTGATTTTCTAATACAAAGTCCGAAGACTTCATAAACCGTTACGATCACTTTGAGTTTCCTCAAGCTATTACGCTTTAGTAATTAATCAAGTGTCGAGGTGATTATCCCTTATAATCACTTAATCATCTTATAGTCAATATGTTAGTTGACGATCATATGATCAGAGGTAATTATTACCTTATCAGGTTCAGAAAATCTTTTCAGCAAGTCTTATTTACGTCTAAGTACGTAGGTCTTATTTCGGAGTGACTTTTCAAGTGTCATCACCGAGTAACTTACTCATATGCGTTAATTGTGATCTTAATAGATCGGCTTGTCGCAGGATTTTTGCGCGATTAATGGTAACGATCGTCTCGAAAGAGCGATACATTTCCATATCTCCCGCAGGTCCTCCTGAAATTACATCTTCCTGATCAACTAAAACCTCAGCACCAAGATCGATAAGGCGCATAGTCTTCTCAATAGAAGAACCATCAAGAGCGAACGGTGTCTTGTCAACCAACAGGCGATTCTGAACTCTTTCGAGTAAAGAACCATCTGTACGGTATCGAGAACGCTGAGCGTCCCTAATGGCACTCTCTAAAGGAGCTTGCACTTCATCGAGGAAATCTTGAGCTGTTGTTAAAGTATCATCATATCTGTCCCAAATATCATTGTAGAGCAGGAATAGAATAGAAGAAAGGGTCTTCACAAAGAAAACCCCTCCTGCTCGGACTATCTTAGGTACTTCCTCCACAACGTGGATCGGACCTCCAGTAAGTGAACTAGGAATTGTCGAATGCATGCTAAATTCTTCTTTCGAAGAAACTAAGCAAACACTCAATCGTTCCTCGATTGCCTCTAGAGTCCGAGGGAAGTCAGGCCGTTTAATAGAACTCAGCGCAAGCTGAGATTGTTCGACGACCCATGTTACAAAAGTATTCGGGATCGCTCTAGGAACTATTCTACGATAAGCACTTTGCAGTGCCCACGTGGAAAAGGACTTCGAGTATTCCAAAATACTACCAGGAGCTGAAACTAACATCAAAAGTCTTCCAAGAGATCGTGAGATCTTCTCGAAAGGACGATGTAAGTTAGCAACAGCCTTGTAGCCATGCCCAAGGTAACTCGCAATAGTTGAGATTTTCGTCACTCCTAACTTTGAAAACAAAGCCAAGAGAGAACGAACATCTAATAATGATGTAAACATTTCTCGCCAGGAAACTGGAGAGACGTTAACGCCATTATAGATAAATTGTTTTGCGAATTCAAACGATCCATTCGTAGATACGATGGATTTAGTCAAATTCACAGGACAACCAATCTCACGGAGAATATCCTCATAAGCTTTCGCTAATGTAGGATCTGCAATAACGATATCGTCACCAAGTACTAAGTACATGGGTAGATACATATTGAACAGATTTACTCTCCGCGCTGCTATCGCTACAATAGTATGATGACAGACAGCTAACATAGCCCAAGAAGAGAGAGCTCCTATCGGTTGCCCAACAGCATATTTCACTGCAGTGACCCTTCCTTGCGGATTGATCATTGTGTGATTAACATGTGTTGAAACACCCGTATCGGATGCGCGGGTAGCAAAGCGATTCCACATTGGAATATTAACTTTGTACCAGCGCCCGACTAAAAGAGCTTTCCAAGCAAGGGCGTCCGTTAACGGAAGTCCTAATGATTCGAGAGCAATAACTTGCAGAGATACCGGAAGCCGATCGGTTGCCGCGGTAAGATCGAAAGAGAAAACATGTTTGACTGAATAAGTAGTAAGAAATTCTGTGAATCTCTTAACTGCTCCATTTTGATCAAACGTAGCATCTCCTGGGATCTTCCGTAGCCAATCGAAAAGAGCATAATGCAACGGTCTAAGCATCCACTGTGTGAATGCATCGACCATAGCAAATACTCTAATCTTTCCAGCTGGTTCAATCTTAAAGGCAACAGCCCCGAGGAAATCACCTTTATAGTCTAATCTTTTTAAAGATAAGCTAGCAAGACGAGATCCAAAGAGCAAATTACCCAAAGTTGACTGACCGGAAAGCTCAGCAATCCGTGATACAAATCGAAGTAAATCTTTATCATTAGGCTCCCAAGCGGAGGTTCCTAGGAAGGCAAAACGTTGTGACCACGCAATAAAGCTACCAATTAAGGAAGCATAATGCGTAGAACAAAATTTTGTTCCCGGGAGATCTCCTCGCGCAGAATTAGGTGAACTAGTAGAAATCCAAAAAGGAAGACTACGTCGTTCCCCTTCCGTCTGCTCTTTGATAAGGAGTGATCCAAATCTCTGAGCTAGGAAGTCTGATGCCGCTTGGAACTCAATAACAGTCGAATTACTCAATGTAATACCAGGAGTTGTAATCGTTGCGAGAGATAGTTTTCCAACTACATCAAGCACTCGATAAAGAGAAAAGAGCGTCAACCATAATTTAATATGGAAAGACGATCCTTTACGAATAAACTCCCTGTGTACTCTTGGGATAATGCGAGGTAAGCCCCCTTTCGTCCGACTTACTGCAGAACCGAAGCTCTGTCCACTAACTTTCGTTGGTTGACAGGCTACAGTCTGCATAAGAAGGATAGATGCAGTTTTCAGGTACTTAATAACAAATTTTATACCTGATCGCTGACATAGGGATCTTACTTCTCGAATGTAAGCGATTACAATTCGAACATAAGAGTTAGTTACAGACCCACGCACTAGCATAACCATCTTAAGTAGATAGTTTACTAGTGGCCGCCCCGCTTTTACACGGAGCATACCAGCAACATTCGGAACTAAAACTTTTAGTAACCGTGGACTAAAATTTGAAAATTTATTAATAATTTTAACCATGTTTATTTGAAGTGAAGGGGACGAATGAAGCTCTTCAGTTTCCATGACTTCCCTAAGGAGGCCACGGGCTGCAGGCAGTTAGATAATTTCTAACTTCGGGTATTACCCTTTCAGGTAAGCCCTCCATTGGTACGAGGCATACAGAGCCTGGACCAGACAAATGTAAAATAGGTTCAATAAAGACCTGTTTCTTACACCGTATCTGATCCATTTCGACGACAGACGATTACAATATCTGTCACTGCATAGACCTTTGCACCCCAGAGGACAACCTCTATGCCGCTGAGTTAACACTCAGTTAAATCGGAAAAACCGATAGCGACACGGCGACGCGAATAAAACACCAAGCATGAAGCTAAGTATTTTACTCCGGGAACTATTCCCAGATACCCTTACGGG